ACAGCATGGGTTATACCGCAGATGAACTGCAAACTATGCTGACTGAGACGAAAACGGCCATTTCCAAGTGTCTGACTGCCCAGGAGTATTCTGCTGGTGCCGGATTGTCCGTCCGGCGGGCGTATCTCAAGGACCTGATGGACCGGGAAAAATGGCTCATTTCGCAGATTTCCGCCGTTTCCGGATCGGTGGGATCAGGTTTTGACCCATCCAGCAAAGTCGAAATTGTGGAGCCGACATGAACCTGCTGGACAAGGCCATAAACTATCTCTCTCCTGTCCGGGGGGCACGTCGCCAAGCCGCCCGCCTGGCGCTTGGCTTGACCGCCGATTACCGTGGCGCCGACACTTCCCGCCTCCGCTCCAATTGGATTTTGGGGCGCTCCAATACCACGCCGCCTAGCTACACTCTGGAAATACTCCGCAACCGTTCCCGCGACCTCAACCGCAACGATGCCGTTGCCAGCGGCGCCACGGAAACTCTTGGCCACAATATCATCGGCCGGGGTCTGCGGCCGCAATCTCGATTGCGGGCCGAAGTCCTCAATATCACGGATGACCAAGCCCGGGAATTGCAACGCCAGGCCGAATATATTTGGAGTTCCTGGACGCCTTTTGCCGACTCCGGCAATCGCCTCACTTTTGATGATCTGCAATTTTTAGCGCTGCGGAAAATTGTTGAAGACGGCGAAATTTTGGCGTTGCCGGTAATGGCCGGCGAGCCCTGGCGGCCCCTCGGCCGGGCCGTTGAGCTTTTGGAGGCTGATCGTCTGGCCCAGACCGGTTCCAATGGGTCAGAATCATCTTTTGATACCGGCGTTGAGCTGGGGAAACGGGGCGAACCGGTTGCTTATTGGATATCCCGCATTGATTATCAGAATCAACTGTCCGTGTCTTACAACCTGGGTACGCCCGAACGTATCACCGCCCGGGATTCCCGGGGGCGTCCTCGAGTGCTGCATATCTACCGTTGCCAGCGCCCCGGCCAGGTCCGGGGAATTCCTTATTTTGCCCCGGTCTTGACTTATTTTAAAGATCTCGCCGATTATCTCGACGCCGAGCTCGTGGCTGCCAAAGTAGCCGCGTGTCTGGCCGTCTTTGTGACCAAGGTTGATCCTATGAGCACGGCCCTGGCCGCGGCGACATCCAGTGAGGCCGGCACCGGCAAGCGCATTCAGGGAATTGAGCCCGGCCTGATCAACTACCTGAATCTGGGCGAAGATATCCGGGTCGTCGATCCGAAACGGGGCGGCGACACTTTCCAAATGTTTGTGGAAAACGTCCTGCGCATGATCGGCATTTCCCTGGGGTTGCCCTACGAGCTCCTGGCCAAGGATTTTTCCAAAACAAACTATTCCAGCGCCCGGGCTTCCCTCCTGGAGGGCCGCCGCATGTTCACCACGTGGCGGAGCTGGTTTGCCGGGCAATTCTGCCAGCCGATCTGGGAACTTGTTTTGGAGGAAGCCTTTTTGCGCGGACTGTTTGACGCACCGGATTTTTATAATTTCAAAACTGAGTATACCCGGGCTTTGTGGATCGGCGGCGGCTGGGGCTGGGTCGATCCGGTCAAAGAGATCGAGGCCAGCAAAATGGCCATCGACTTCGGACTGTCCACTTTTGCCGATGAGGCCGCAGGCCAGGGTCGGGACTGGGAAGAAACCCTGGATCAGCGTCGTCGTGAAGAAGAATATATTCAGGAAATAGGTATATCCATTGAAAAAGCCGTGGGCGGCAAAGCCCCGGCCGCAGGAGGGCCGTAATGCCGGCGTTTAAAAGTCATTCCACCGCCACTATCGATAAAACTTGGGATGGACCGGCCAACGAGGCCCGGGCCAAAAGCGGCCAAAAACGCGGTTACTACGGCCGCATTTTCGCCTGGTTTGATCCCCGGGGGAACGAAGCGGCGAAATCTACATATAAATTTATCCACCATGAGGTTTCCGACGACGGTACGCCTGGACCAGCCAATCTGACGGCCTGCTCCGCCGGTATCGCTGTTCTGAACGGCGGCCGGGGCGGGGCGAATATCCCGGCTGCCGACCGCCAGGCGGTCCATACTCATCTGTCTCGGCACCTCCGGGACGCCAAAAAAGAGGCGCCGCCCCTGCAGGCTGAAACCTCCGGTCTGCAGTATCCGGCCCTTTTCGATCAGCTTCAGGATCGAATCTGGGCATTGCAGCTAGCCAAACTTCAGGAAGTCACCGCCCTGGTGGAAACGATCATGGCCGGCGAGCAGCCGTTTCCTGATGCCGTTATCGGCCGCAGCGGCAATCGGGCCGCGGATGAACCGTATCAGGTGGAAGACGGCGTCGCCGTAATCCCGGTTATGGGCACCCTGGCCAAGAAGATAAACCTCATGACCGACATGAGCGGCGGCACCAGCTACGAACTGCTGGGAAAGCAATTTCAGGCCGCCCTGGCCGATCCGAACGTTATCGGCATCCTGCTGGAGATCGATTCTCCCGGGGGCACCGCCGACGGTGTAAAAACCCTGGCCGATCAGATTATGGCGGCCCGGGAAGTTAAACCTATTGTGGCTTACTCCGACGGCCTGATGGCCAGCGCCGCTTATTGGCTGGGATCGGCGGCCGATTATGTCATGGGCAGTGAAACCGCCATGGTGGGTAGCATCGGCGTGGCCGGAACCCACTATGACCGCTCCGGGCAAGATGAACAGAAGGGCGTCAAGCGTACGGTGATCAGCTCCGGCAAGTTTAAGCGGATCGCCAACGACGCCGAACCGCTTACCGCCGAGGGGAAGGACTATCTGCAGCAGATGAGCGACACGATTTACCAGATATTTTTGAACGCCGTCGCCCAGAATCGAGGGGAAACCGTTGAGACTGTGGCCTCGGAAATGGCTGACGGCCGGGAATTCATCGGTCGGCAGGCGCTCGACGCCGGGCTGGTGGATCAGATAGGCACCATGGCCGAGGCCAAGAACGTGGCCCGCAGTATGGCGGGCCGGAAAAACAAAGGAGGAAATGTGATGGATTTGGCAACCTTAAAAGCCCAACATCCCGACATTTATCAGGAAGTCTTCGATATGGGCGTAAAACAGGCGGAAATGGATTCCCATTCCGCCGGATTTCAGGCAGGACTGCAGGAGGGCGTTGATCAGGAACGACGCCGGGTCACTGAAATATTGCAGGCCAACGGCGACCGGGATATATCCCTGGCGGCCGTGGTTGACGGCAGCGACCCCAAAACCGCTTTGCTGCTTTTCCTGGAGGCGGCCAATTCGTTTCGGGCCAACGCCCTGGAAAAAATGCGCCAGGAGGCGCCGCCAAGCCTGGGTCAAGCCCACGCCGGTTCCGAAGTTGCCGGAGATTTTGAAAGCAAAATTGGCGAATTGCAGGGCCAGGGTATGAGTCGGGCCGGGGCGATCCGCCAGGTGGCCCAGCTGTATCCGGAACTGCATAAAGCATATTTAGACCGGGTCAACCCGGCATAAAAGGAGGTTTTTGTCATGCAAAATGAAGGTTACCCGACATTTCTGGCTTACGGGGCCATCACAGATAAAGCCCACGTTAAACTCCGTAGCGGCACCACCACCAATCCGCCCGAAGTCACGCTGGCCGGATCAGGGGAGTACGGCGTCGGGGTTGCCCAGTTTGCCGTCGCTGACGGCGAAATGGTCACCGTCAAGCTATGGAACGACTCTGGCACGTTTGAAATTATGGCCGGCGGCGTCATTTCTGAAGGCGCCCTGGTATACGGCGCTGCCAGCGGTCTGGTTTCCGCCAGCGCCGTGGGCAACGCCCTGGGCTTCGCCAAACAGGCGGCTAGCGGCAGCGGCTCCATCATTGAGGTTGTGGCTTATCCGCACCTGGCCACTACTGCCGCCACCGTCTCCATTGCCGATTCCGGCAGCCTTATCACCGGCTCCACGGTGGAAGCCGCCCTGGCCGAAATCATGGTCGGGGTCAAAACAGCGCAATACACCATTAATCCGGACAAGATACTGTTGGAATCAGGCGCCGACGTCGGCGCTTTTGCCAACGGCAGCACCGACGGTTGGACCCAGCTTTCCAGCAAGGCCGCGGCGTTGCGCTGGAACAACGGCGGCACTCCCACCGACTTGATGGCCAGCTATGTTCTGCCCCAGGATCTGGATGATACTGCTGCCGTGGTGGTGCATTTCATGGGCGCCATTGTCAAGGCGGGCGGCAGTGAAGCCGATTCCCCGGTATTTACGGTAGAAGCCTACTTTGAGACGGTCGGCGCCGCCCCCGCGGCCGATACCGACTGTGGCGGGGAATCGGGTGAATTTTTGACCGCTTCCGGAGCCGTCTGGCAGGAAAAAACCCTGTCCCTCGCTGCCGCCGATGTTCCGGCCGCGCCCACCGTATTGACCCTGGTCTTCCACCCCAAAGACGGCGAGCTCGGCACCGATGATTTCGTGCTTCTGCCGCCTTGGCTGGAAGTCACCCGTAAATGCCTTACCTCTTAACCTGGGATCAACAGGAGGGATAAATCATGCCCAGACCAGCATCAGGTACAACTATCCAAAGACCGGATTTAGGCGCCATTGCCTATGAAACCATGTTGGCGCCCGATATCTATATCGCCGACGCGCTGCTCCCGTATTTCGAGACCCCGGAAGTTTCCGGAGATTATCCGAAGATTAAGGTGGAGCAGTTTTTGAAAACCGCTGACACCCGCCGTGCTCCTCGAAGCAATTATCAGCGGGACGATTGGGAATTCGCCACCGGGAACTTTACCTGCCAGGATCATGGCCATGAAGAACCGGTGGACGATGTCGAAGCGCGGATGTATCGCCGTTATTTTGACGCCGAGGTGGTAGCCGTGGAACGGGCCGTCCAGAAAATGCGCCTGGCCCGGGAAGTTCGCACCGCCGCTTTGCTGTTCAGCACTACATACATTACCCAGACCGGCGCCGTTTCCACGGAATGGAGCACGGCGGCTTCCTGCACTCCGAAAGCGGACGTCAAGGCGGCCATTGACGCCCTCCGGGCTGCCCGGGGCATCATGCCGAACTCCGTGGTTATGAGCTATAAGGTTTTTCAGAACGTGCTCATTTCCAAAGAATTGAAAGACTATCTCCAGTATACTTCCCCGCATCTTATCGAAACTGAGATGGCCCAGCGGGACATGCTGGCCAAGTATTTTGGTGTGGATCAGATAGTGGTCGGAAAAGCTCTTTATGACAGCACCGACAAGGGTCAGACGGCCACACTGGCCGAGGTCTGGGATGATGAATATGTCCTGGTGGCCCGCCTGGCGGGCAACGCCCGGGATTTGAAAGAGCCCTGCGTCGGCCGGACCTTCTTATGGACCGGAGACTCGCCGCAGCAGCTTGTAGTCGAGCAGTATCGGGAAGAGGCTACCCGGTCCAACATCTACCGGGTGCGGAACAACGTATCGGAAGCGCTGGTCTATGCCGGCGCCGGATATCTGTTGAGCAATATCTCGGCCTAAAAGGAGGCCTGCAATGCCTGATTACTCAGAAAGATGGAGCGCCAATCAGGTCGAGGTCACCGTTACTTCCGGGGACTGGACCAGTTCCCGGAAGATTAAACGGCGGGGCCTGAAATTTGCCCCGTCTGCGGCCGGCGACGTGCTTATTGTTCGAGAGGTGGGCGAAGCGAGCGAGAAGAGCGGCTGGCCTCGCACTAAATTGACAGCTACCATTGGCGATACGATCGGCTGTCTGTTTCATGATACCGTGGCTAATTACATTTTGATCGACATGGCCGCCAGCGATCTCAGTGTCCCGGCGGACTGTGTCATAACTTTCGATTATGAGCCCTGAAGATGCCGAATACGCTGGGCAGATCTCTTTTTGTTACCGGCTGGTGTGTTGAGTGCCGCCTGACTCCCCAGGCGGTGGAGGCGGCGTTGATGCACATAGTAGAACAGATCCGCATGGATACTGGCGGTATGGACGCTCAGGTCTGGAGGTTCCCGATTGCCGGGAAAGGCGGGGCTGGAGTTACTGCTGTCCAACCATTAGTGGAGAGCTTCAACCTCGGTTTCCTTCCGGCCGGTGCAGTGATCGGTGACACCTGGACGGATCATGACCATTGCTATTTCATTGTAGCCAGTTGCCGGCCGTACGATACTCGTCAGGTTGGAGACTGGCTCAATAGTTTTGTCGGCCGGATAATTTCTTTTGGCAATTTTGACCTGGCTGGGAATCGACGTTGACCACACCGTCCCTGCTCCCATGTGCAACTGATCTCATTTGGTGGACGATGACAAAATGACTGACTATGCAACCGATATTTTTAG